TACATCCTGCACAGCTAGAAATCTTCAATAGCACTGCCCGATTTAAAGTAGTAAGTGCGGGTAGGCGATTTGGAAAGTCCAGACTAGCAGCGTGGATACTAATCATCAAGGCTCTACAGTCGGAAAGTAAGGATGTCTTTTATATAGGTCCTACATTCCAACAAGCTAAAGATATTATGTGGAATATGCTTAAGGAACTGTTGCACGATACAGACCTTATAGAGTCTACCCACGAGAATACAGCTACTATGAAGTTAGTTAATGGTAGAAGAATTAGCTTAAAGGGGAGTGACAGACCAGATACTCTAAGGGGCGTAGGACTTGCTTATGTTGTACTCGATGAGTACGCAAGTATGAAGGTAGAGGTCTGGGAACAAATTATAAGACCGACACTTTCAGATGTAAAAGGTGGTGCACTCTTTATTGGGACGCCCGCCGGGAAGAATCATTTTTATGATTTGTATTTAGAGGCAGAAAAAGACGAGGACTGGGAAGCATTTCAGTTTACATCTATAGATAACCCTTTAATAGACCCAAAAGAAGTAGAAGTTGCTAGAAGAACAATGTCGACGCAAGCGTTCAGACAAGAATTTGAAGCATCCTTTGTAAGTTTTACTGGCGGTATATTTAAAAATGAATGGATTAAGTACGATGAGAATGAACCGGAGGAAGGCAATTTTGTTATTGCGGTTGACCCTGCGGGCTTTGAGTCGGTGGAGAAAGAGCGTGGTCTCAAAGGGAGTAAGTTAGATGAAACAGCTATATCAATCGTTAAAATCCACGGTGATAAGTGGTGGGTTAAAGATATACTACACGGTCGTTGGAATATTAAAGAAACTGCTTCTAAAATACTACAGGCTGCAATTGAAAATCAGGCAACTACTGTCGGAATAGAATCCGGAGCTTTAAAGAACGCCATACTTCCTTATCTGCAAGACGAGATGAGAACACAAGGTAGATGGGTAGTCATAACAGACGTAACCCACGGTGGCAAAAAGAAAGCAGATAGAATTACTTGGGCTCTACAAGGTAGAATGGAGCACGGTAAGATTACATTTAATCGTAGTTCTAATTGGAATAGCGAGTTAGAGACACAGTTAATAGAGTTTCCTAGTAAGGGAACACACGACGACATTATTGACTCTCTTGCTTATATAGACCAAGTTAGTGTAGCAGACTTTATGCACACAATAGAATTAGAAGAGGAGTGGGAACCATATGATGACGTTGCAGGATACTGATGGAAGAAAATAAATATCAAGGATTAGCAAGTTGGCTAGGCTCTCGTCTAGAAGAGTGGAGAAACCACAGAGATTCTAATTATTTAGATATGTGGGACGAATATTATCGTCTGTGGCGTGGTATCTGGAAAGCCAGTGACAAAACTAGAGAGTCTGAAAAGTCTAGATTAATATCTCCTGCATTACAACAAGCAGTTGAATCATCTGTAGCAGAAATCGAAGAGGCTACTTTTGGCAGAGGGAAATGGTTTGATATCAAAGACGATATGTTAGACAGAGACCCTAGAGATGCTGAATATGTACGCAATTTATTACAAGAAGATTTAGAATCTACAGGTTGTAAAGATGCTATATGTGAAGTATTTTTAAATGCTGCTGTATACGGCACAGGAATTGGTAAATTATCTGTAGAAGAAAACACTTGGAAGTATCCAATGGAAGTACCAGTACAGGGTACTATGACTACAGAAAGAATATTACAAGAAGACACTGTAATAGATGTTAAAGTAGAGGCTATAAGCCCTAAAGAATTTCTTATTGACCCTTCTGCGGTTAATATACAAGAGGCACTAGGTGTCGCACACGAAGTAATTAAGCCTAGACACAGTATTATTAAAGGTATTGAAGACGGTACTTATAGAGATATTGTTATTGAAGGCGATTATAATGTAGACAGATTAAAAGGTTTTGACCCTGAAGAGTCTAGACCTGACGCATCAGACCAAATAAAAATTACTGAGTATTGGGGTAAAGTACCTGCAAGATTCCTAGAAGAAAATGAGTCTATGGATGATTTTGAGTACGAGGCAGATGAATTAGTAGAGGCTGTAGTTACTATAGCTAACGATTCACACATACTTAGAGCTAACAAAAATCCATTTATGATGGAAGACAGACCGTTTGTTTCGTATCAACACGACATTGTCCCATCAAAATTCTGGGGTAGAGGTGTTTGTGAGAAAGGATATAATCCACAAAAAGCTCTAGACGCTGAAATGAGAGCACGAATAGACTCGTTAGCTCTGACTACTACACCAATGATGGCTGCAGACGCAACTCGTATGCCTCGCGGAGTCAAGCTAGAAGTCAGACCGGGTAAGACTGTACTTACTAATGGCGACCCAAGGCAAGCAATAATGCCATTATCTTTAGGCAGCACCGACCAAAATACTTATACACAGGTAGCAAGTCTACAGAATATGATTCAAATGGGTACTGGAAGTGCCGACACTGGAGGTAGTGCAGAACGTGCTACATCTGCAGGTATGTCTATGCAACAGTCTTCTTCCATTAAAAGACAGAAGCGTACTCTAATGAATTTCCAAAATACGTTTCTTATTCCTATGATTAATAAGGCGTTATGGAGAAAAATACAGTTTGATGTAGATAGGTATCCTATTGCAGACTACAAATTTGTACCTTATTCTACTATGGGTATTATGGCTAAGGAGCTAGAAGCACAACAAATGGTTAGTTTATTGCAAGCTATACCTAAAGACTCTCCTGCATTTAATGTAATATTACTATCTATATTCCAAAACTCTAGTGTACATAACAGAGACCAAGTAGTACAAGCATTAATGCAAGGTATGCAGCCAGACCCTCAAGCACAAGAAATGCAGTCAATGGCTATGCAGTTACAAGTACAGCAAGCACAAGCAGATATTCAAAAGACTATGGCAGAAGCTCAAGAAGAGCAGACTAAAGCTATGAAGAATGCTGCAGAAGCAGGGGCAGCACAGCCTACAGAAATGAAGATTCAAGAAGCATACGTTAGATTGCAAAAAGAATTAGCGGCAATTGAAAAAATGAGAGCTGATACTGAAAATACTAATGCGGAAACTGTAAGAAATATTCCAGAAATGGAACATCTACAATCCGAAACATTATTAAATATAGCTACAGCAACAGAAAAATTACAAGGATAATATGGCTAAGACAGCAGCGTGGCAACGTAAAGAAGGACAAAATCCTAAAGGCGGATTAAATGCTAAAGGCAGAGCTTCTTATAATAGAGAGACTGGAGGCAATTTAAAAGCACCACAAGGAAGCGGAACAGATAGTAGACGTGTATCCTTTGCTTGTAGATTTGCTGGTATGGCAGGACCTATGATAGATGCTAAAGGTAAGCCTACTCGTAAAGCTCTTGCCCTAAAGAAATGGGGTTTTAGTTCTGAAGCAGCAGCTAGAAATTTTTGCAATAGACATAAAAAATCTTAATGCCAAAAGAAGACGAACAATTTTATAGAGATAGAATCGAACTACTAGAAACTGAAGGATGGGCAGACCTTATAGATGAATTAAAGGTATTGTCTGATTCAGTTAAACGATTAGAATCTATTGATAACGAAAAAGACTTGTGGTTCGCCAGAGGTCAGTTGTCAATTCTAAGACAAATGATTGTTTTAGAAGACGCAACAAAAGCAGCGATGACAGAACTAGGCAACTAGCGTCATCTTTTTACAACTTCATAACCCTAACGGGCGGAGAACAATGATATGAGCAATATAGTAGTAGACCCCGATGAAATTTCGGAAGACGAGGTAGAAAACACAGAAGAGGAAACCCTTGAAGCAACGGAAGTAGAAACAGAAAAAGAAACTCCCGAGGTTCCAGACAAGTTTGCAAATAAAAGTGTAGAGGATATAATCAAAAGTTATCAAAACTTAGAACAAGAACTTGGACGTAAGAGTCAAGAGATTGGAGAGTTAAGACAATTATCAGATAGTTTCCTTAAAGCCGAAGTAGCAAGAAGTTCAAGCGGGAATAATCTACAGGCAGAAAACTCAAACACAGAAACAGAAGATGATTTTTTTGAAGACCCCAGTAAATCGGTTAATTCTTTAATAGAAAAACATCCTAAGTTTCAGGAGTTCCAACAATTCCAAGCTCAACAACAAGCAGAAACGAGTAAGGCACAATTGGAACAGGCTCATCCAGATTTTATGGACATCGTACAAGATACAGGTTTTCAAAACTGGGTTCAGTCAAGTAAGTTTAGAACGGATTTATTTCAACAAGCTGACGCTTACAATTACGAAGCAGCAGATGAATTATTGACACACTGGAAAGAGCGTTCAATGATTGATAAAACTGCGGAAGTAAAAGAACAGCAAAAAGCTACAAGAAAGAAAGCCTTAAAAACTGGCAAGAGTGAATCTAAAGTATCATCTGAATCTACAGCAGGTAAGAAAACATATCGTAGGGCAGACTTAATACGTCTTAAAGCAACAGACCCAAATAGATATGCTGACTTAGCTGATGAAATATACGCTGCCTATGCTGAAGGTAGAGTCAAATAATTTGATTATACTATAACACAGGAGTAATATTATGGCAACAGGTGTCATCGGCACTAACCATCAAACGGTTACTACAGGTGCGAATTTCATCCCAGAAATCTGGTCAGATGAAACTATCGCAGCGTACAAATCGAACTTGGTGGTCGCTCCCCTAGTTACTCGCTTGAATCATAAAGGTAAAAAAGGTGATACTATTCACATTCCAACGCCGACTCGTGGTTCTGCGACTTCTAAGGCAGCAAATACAAAAGTAAAAATTCAGGGCGATACTCACGGTACTACCAATCTTTCGATTGATAAGCACTATGAATACTCTGTATTAATTGAAGATATCACAGAAGTTCAAGCATTGAGCTCTCTCAGAAAGTTCTACACTGACGATGCGGGCTATGCTCTCGCTAAGCAGGTGGACACTGACCTACTAAATCTTACTGAAGGTTTACAGGGCGGTACTGTAGGCGGTGCAGCAGCAGCTTCTTGGGAAAAAGCGTACATCGGTTCAACCGGTGCGACTTTATACACTGGTAACTCTTCTAACGCAGCAGACATTACAGATGCAGGAATCAGAGCATTGCTACTGAAACTTGATGATGCGGATGTACCAATGGACAATCGTTCATTAATCATTCCACCAATCTGTGCTAATGATTTGCTAGGTATTAACAGATTCACTGAGCAACAGTTCATTGGTTCTGGCGATGCTATCCGTACTGGTAAGATTGGACAAATCTACGGTGTAGACGTGTACATTTCATCTAACTGCCCTACAGCAGCAGGTAACTCTGATACTGATAGAGTAGGTGTATTACTACACAAAGATGCAATCGCTCTAGCTGAACAGGTTGGTGTTCGTTCACAAACTCAGTACAAGCAAGAGTACCTTGGAGACTTGTTTACTTCGGACACTATTTACGGTGTTGGAGAAATGAGAAATAACGCAGGTGTTGCGTTTGTAGTTCCGGGCTCATAAGTTAATTGAGCAGTAGCCCTTTCTTACGAGAGGGTTACACTGAATTAATTAGGAGTTATTATGCCTTTTTATGATTTTGAATGTAAGAACAAACATACTACAGAGATGTTAGTATCTTACAGTAAAAGAGAAGAGACTCAGATTTGTGAAGAATGTGGAGAACCTGCTCATTATAAATTAAGTTTTTGTACTAATTTTCAATACGGTAGCAACTATAGTTCTTTTGCTGCTGATACTCATAAATGGAATATGAGAGAACAGAAAAGAAAGTCAATGACAGAAAGTCAAATGAATCAATCTTACACAGGATAGTATGGCTACTAAAAGAAAACATTTAAGTTTATTTGAAGATTCTTCTAGTCGTCTAGAGCTAGAAGCATTTAAGAATAAAATTAAAAAGTTATACGATGAAATTTTAGAGCGTACATATAAAATAGAAAATCCTGGGGCTAGTCCTGAAGAGGTTGCAGTATACGTTGAAGAAAATGGTTTAGAGTTTCCGGACGATAGTGTTGATGAAGAAACTAGCGAAGTAGACAATCTAATGGAAATGTTAGATAGTATGACTGAAGAACAAGACGTACTTGAACCCGTTACAGATTTATCTATGGAAAACAAACCTAAAGAATATAAAGGTACAGAACCTTCTTCTAAGTCTCACGAAGCAGGTCTTAAAGTCGAGACAACAGAATATAAAGATAGGATGGGAGGATTGTTTAGTGTCAAGACAGACGAAAGAAAGAGAACAGCTACTAAAGCACCTCAGATTCCTACCGGCAAG